GGTTGCCGCATTGAAGTCGAGACCGCCCGCCGTCGCCTGATAGCGCCGCTGCGCCGCATAGCGTTTTAGAATATCAGGTGTTTCCGTTGGTTCCGCGTAGGGACGCGTATCAGGCAACGTCTGGCCATTCCAAGCCGTGCCGGGCGGCGGCCCCACTCTGTTTAGGGTCCATAGCGGATCAGGCCACGGGATCACGCGCACAACGCCGCTGCCCGCATCGTACTTTGATGGGTGCACGGCAACCTCGGCGTCGTCATGTATGGCGACCACAAGACCATCTTTACAATAAAGTAGCTGCATGATTGATCACCCTGTTATGAGCGCGCCGCCATTGGCGGTGGTATTGAAGGCTGGGTTTGTTGGCAGATAGTTGCCCGAGCCAGTTACGCAAATGATCGAGCCCCAATAGGCCGCAATCGTTCCGCCGCTGTTGACATTTGCACCACTACCAAAATCCGTCGCAGCCGAGTAAATCTGCGAGAACTGCCCGCGCAACCCGAAGCTGGCATTCTTGTAGATGTGCCCACCGCTCCATTGCGCGCGACCCTGCACCACATCGACACCAGCATCAGCATTCGCGATTACCGAGATATTCGAGGCAAGAAATTCCGAGTGATGCCCGCACCATATGCCCGCCCTGCCATTGCTATAGGAAAATACCGAGCCGTTATGGAAAATGCCCGCCTTGCTCATGATCGCCAAGCCGTCGAGAATATTGCCCAACGTCACTAGCGTGGCTGGCGTATCCATTTGGAAATTGCCGTTGTTCGCCATCACCATGCCGTAACCGAAGCCGACCGTTGCAAGACCGGATTGATAGGGCGTCTGCATACTGTCGGCACCTTGCTGAGCATTTACCCAAACGATGCCGGTCGTATTGCTGTTGGCAGTCCCCGTGTACGAGACCAAGATCGCATCAATCGCCATCGGCGTCGGCCCTGAAATTAAGAGGCCGGTGCAATTCTGGAAGCGAAGCTCCGTAGCAAAAGAATTCCGTAGTGTAATAAGGTTTGCTGCGGTATCGGTGGCGCGCTGCCCCGAACTACTACCGTTGTGGGCAAAACCGCTTTCGCCGGGTATGGGTGCCTTCATGGTGGCACCGAGCACTAGAATGCGGTCCTGATTTGGATGCACCATAGTAACCGGCGTCGTGTAAGTGAACTGCCCGGCTGCTAGTTGCAACGTCACTTGCCCATGCGTCGTGATCTTGAACTTGCTGAGATAGTAATAGGCTTCGATCAGGTCGGGAAAATCCGCCGCCGCACCGTGCACCTTGAACGTGATATGTGCATCGATCAGGTCGGTGGGAATGTCCGGCGTCACCGGCATATTGGCGCGAATGAAACCTTCAATTGCTTTGCGTAATTGCAAGAGGTCGGTATCCGCAGGCGCCGCGCATGGCGTATCGGTGAAGTCTTTATAGCCGCGCGAATTGGCACGGCCGATCACTTCCACAATTTCGCGTTGATCGAACTCAATCGAGGCGGCAGGAACAATCGAGCCCTGTACGCCAGCGGCGGGGTTGCCGTCGATATACGGAGCATTGGGGTTGCCGGGTTGATCAAGCGGCTGTTGATATTTCATGATTCTATCCTCAGAACTGCGGAACTTCTGCCCACTCGCTTGTGATCGCAAATTGCCAACTTCCACCCGGCGGCACCGTCGCTGTGATCACGAACCCTTCCGCGTTCGCCATCATATGCGGATGTTCACTCGGCAACCTTTCAAACAGCTTCACTTGCTCTAGTGGTGTGTTGCCCTGATTTGGTGCAACAACGGTGCGCGATGCCATCGGCTCACCGTCAAGCGTGCGTCCGTCCGTTGTTGTGCTCAATGGCGGCCCGTTGCTATAAACGATGCTGGCCAACGGGGACGCCATCCCAGGCGCCAGCCGCGCCGTGTTGCCACCGAGATTGGCGACCGTGCCGCCGCTATCTTGTGTTCCAAATGGACGCGCCGGCCACATCGAGAAACGACAAAGACCCGGCAAGAATCCGCTTGTCGTAGTCCAAGCCGAAATGTTGATGCGCGTTAGTAGCGCCAGCAATGGATTAGCGCCCGCCGATGCATAGCGGAAGGCATAGATCGGCGCCGATGTCAGACCGGCTTGCACATCGCCCGCGGTTCGTGCGCAGTGCTGATAGATACCGCCAATGCCGTAATCGACCGGATACGGCGTGGCGAAGATCATCGAGCGCTGCACCGTCCCGTCGTGCGCCGCCGATAGGTCGCGCATTCGGATCGTGAACAGGTTGCCGAGACCGTCTTTGATTTGTCTGTTGTCGGGCATCACATGATTCCCATCGCGAGATACTGACTATTGAAGGACTGCGTAAAGTTGAGCGCTTCCATCGGCGAATAATCATAAACGATGGTTGTGTGAGCGGGTTTGTAGCGGTCAAAAATGCAATTGAGGTCGGCGGCAACGTCGATCGCCAACAAGCGATCGATACCGGTCTGACTCGAATTGACGTGGAAATAAACCAGCTTCAGTGCATTGACGTGGATCGACCAATAATAGCGCATTTCCGGCGGCCCCAGCGTCCACCGGTAGTGCTCGACATCATCGGGATCCGTTGTGCGCGTATCGCCTACACGGGAAACGCCGGTCATATAAGGCGAATACTCCGTGATGACGATGTCGTAGCCAAGTTCTCTGCCGATATCGACAAAGAACTGTCGCGATTGCGCGCCAAGCATCGTCATCTTGGCGACCAACGCTTGCCGGCGTGCGATCAGATCGGTGGGCGGATGCGACAAGCACGGATCAGGGAGCCCCCAATTGCGTTCCCAATCGCGAATCATTTCGACGGTTGCGCGTGGATCGCTTTCGATTTCCAACAGATCCGCGGCGCGGCCGTCGACATATCCCCACACTTGCGCGAGCCCGCGGTTGACCTTCATCAACACGCTGTCTTCCTGCCGCGGCCACGCCTGCCCGAGCGGCAACAGCGCGGTCAACGCCACCGCGTAATCATCGCCGGAACGTCTGACGTGTTCATCCATATTGAATGTCACCCAAGACCGGCATGTAGCCGTTCGATGGCGGGATCACATCTTCGGCGATCAGGTCATAGGCATAGACGCCCATCGCCTTGCTGATGCCTTCATCCGTCCATGATCGATACCAGACTTCACCCGGATAGGTTTTCTCTAGGAAGTGCTGGCGCAGGCTTTCAGTGATCGCGGCCCGCGTGTTCACATCGTCAACATTGAGATAGGAGATTCGCATGTTGACTGGCAACGGAATCGGCGAGACCACAAACAGGTCTTTGACCGTCACCGGCCGCACCGTGCGCAGATATTCCTCAACCACTTCGCAATCATCCGGCAACGGGAAGCCTCCGTTATCGGCGCGGAGTTCATCCATCATGAAGCGCACGGTCATGGTGCCGATGCCCATTTCCTGCGGAAAGGCCCACGCCCTGGTCACGCCCGGAACCGACAACGTCCATTGTTGATAGTCATCGGCATCGCCGCCCATTGGTGGCTTCTGAATGCGCAGCAAGATCCGCTCGCGCAACTGTTCATCGGTCTCGGTGTCAACGCCCCCGGTCATATCGGTGGAAAGCAAGCCGGTTGAATCGATGTTCGCCGCCGGCAAGCGGACATCAATAAGCGTGCCGCTTGGCAGATTGCCGATCGTGCCCGCCGTCAAGGCCACCGCGGGCGCCTCGCCTGTGCCGCCGGCCCCGAGCACGGCGTCCTGCGTCGTTTGATATTCGACATTGTTGGCGCCCAGCATGATCGTCCCGTTGGGCATGGTTGCCCCCGCCGCGCCGGTAAACTGCACCATCCCATGCGCATAGGTCGGCGCCTTGCGGCCCTTCGAACCATCGAGATTCTTGATCCATATGACCCCATGCCGATCCAGCCAAACGGTCTCGGCGGTATCCGGCAAAAGTTGCTTTGACAGCCAATCGATATAAAGCAGCGTCAGATGTGCGAGCCCCGCCATCGCATCGGACATGATGCGTAAGACGGAATTCGGAATCATCGCCTTGGCGCCGAGTTGGCTCAAAACGTAATCGCGCGTCAGCTTGCGCGTGTCTTTAAGCGTCGGCGTAAGCCACGGCATAAGGCGCTTCCTTCAA